TCAGTAGGACATGCCGGCCCGTTTGACCGGGCGGCGCGCACGACCTCTTTGATGTGCGTTCTCCCTGCTCATGAGGTTGCATTTGAAGGGTTTTATCACGACATTGACATCCCACTTGGGCCGGTCTTGATCACCCATCAGGTTTTTGATGCTTGACCAGCGTGTGGGGCTATAAAAATCGCACGCGTTCCCCTCATTAAAAAATTCACAATGTTGCTCGCTCACGTACTTTTCGTACTTCTTGCAGTATTTGATCTTCATCGCATCCCCCATTCGAATCAGACCGTCCCCTCTAAGTACATGCCTGAACAAACCCAATATAAGCCAGGACTTTGCGAGTGCAATATGTTCGGTTTGAGCTGGATTGGAACCTCAGAGGCTAACCAGGATGGACTTGCGCATGAAAGTGAACGCGGATAAGCTCCCAAAGCCGTATATACGCTTATTCTATTTAACATGAAAGGGAAAAATATTCTGGAAGACACCTTGGTGTAACTTTTGTGTAACCTGCGGCCTGGATGTCGACCGATGGTCGAGCGGGGGATCAGACGAAGGGGAAATATGGAGATTTGGCGCCGATAACCGTTCTCCTTTCGCGTTCCGTTTTTGCTTTACATCGAAAAGGCAAACCAGTTATAAGATTTTTTCCCGCAGGCCAGTAGCTCTAACGGCTAGAGCACCGGACTCCAAATCCGGGGGTTGGGGGTTCGAATCCCTCCTGGCCTGCCAGGGAGATTAAAGGGGTTACGGGGAGAGCCTGTAACCTTTTTTATTTTTCAAAGAACCGGCGGCAAGGCCGCCACCGATGTCCGGTAAAAACATACGCCCACTGTAACTTTGCAGACAATCGGAGAATATTTGCAGGCAAGGTGAGAAAAACTGTAAGGGGATGGCCGGGTGGCGGTAGCTGAGCGCACGAGTAGGGTTGCTGCTTGCGCAGGAGATAGAAGAGACAAATAAGGGCGGGATGATATCAGGTGGGCAGGGGTTGACATTAGGAACCGCGCATGACTTTTTCCCTCCAGTAAATCACCAAACAACCATCAAAGCGCATAGTTGCCGATAAGCAACTCATTAGCCGAAGATGCTATCTTTCGAGAGCAATACGTCGTCGTGACTTCACGCACATTGAACTTGCCAAAGATCTCGCGGATGTCGGGGACGTCATTTATGGACATTAGAAATTTGCCGGCGATTCGCCCGAGGCAGTCCGCCAGCAATGCGAAATCGTCGCGGGCAAAGATGTCCTTGCCGTATATGCTCTCGAAGCCGTAATAGGGCGGGTCGCAGTAGAAGAAGGTCTTCGCCGAGTCGTAGCGCTTGATGTAATGCTGCCAGGGCAGGTTCTCGACTGTGACCAGGGACATGCGTAGGTGGACCGCGGACAGTTCCTCTTCCATGCGGACAAGATTGATTCGTGGGGCCTTAAGCGTGCTGCGGCCGAAGGAACGATCAATTATGTCGCCCGAAAAACAATGGCGTTGAAGATAGTAGAACCTTGCCGCGCGCTGCACGTCGGTGAGGCCACCGGCAGCGAGTTGGCGGTTCCAGTCGCCGAACCATTCCCGTGATGATAGTAGAAACTTGAATTGCCGGCAGAACTCCTCCAGGTGATACTGGAGCACACGGTAAAAAACTACCAAGTCGGAATTCACGTCGTTAATGGATTCATATTTAGATTCAGGCTTGGAGAAGAAAACCCAAGCCCCACCGGCAAACACTTCGGCGTAGGCCTCGTGCTGCGGAATCAAGCCAACAATCTTTTGGGCAAGCCGGCTCTTGCCGCCCATCCAGCACAGTGGACTCCTCATTTTTGTAATATCCTTTACAGGAGATGGCCTCCCCTGCTACTTTCCACGCGCCCACGTGGGCGGAGCAGCAGTCTCGGCTGTGATCCGCAGCGCCAACTGCGGGTCGGTGGGGGGGCTCACATCCTCCCCGCCTGCTCCTCATCAAAGACCCTTCATTGCTTTCCTGTGCATCCGACACGCCCCGTCCCGATTACGGGCTATCGAAAATAAACCCCTGGCCCGATCCTCCGCTCCCTCCGGACCCCGAAAACGTGGCCGAGATCGTATGAGACGCGGTCACGTCACTGAACGTATAGCTGCTTATGGCCCCCTGGCTCACGCCGTCGACCGTCACCTGCGAGATCCCATACCCGCTGTCCGCCGTGATAGTAAACGTCACACTGCTCCCGCCTTGCACGTCTTGCGTTCCCCCTGGACTGATAACGCCGCCAGTCCCGAAAGAGGGCGTAACCGTGTAATAGGTGGGGGAAGGAGTGCCGCAGCCCAGAGAAAAGCCGCAACTGGCCGTAATGTCTGTCGCGGTGAAACTGCCGCTTGTTCCATACAAGCCGCTAACCGTGCCGGTTCCGCTGCCGCAGCTTGAACCGTACCCAAGAAACTCCAGGCCTGAATTACAGGTGATCGCACAAGAGGCGCTTCCGCCCGCAGAAACCGTTTGGCTGGCCGGGCTTACGCTCCCGCCAGATCCGCTGCACGTAACCGTTGGATTTGGGTTGTAGCACCCCGCGGTCACCATACAATAAGACGTCACATTCTCGACCGTGGCAGATCCGGTTGCTCCGCCAAGCGCGCCTACCGTGATGTCGCAACTGGCTATTATTTGATCGACTATCATCCCTGGATCACAAGTCACCGAAACGCCCAAACTGCCGCCCGAAAGGACTTGCGCGCATGGATTTGAACTTGGCTCCATCGCACTACAATTGAAGCATTCGCCGCAAACGTTATAGTAGGTCTGAGAGTGTCCGATGCTTGGCCAAAGAAGTAAAAGGATCGCAAAAAGAAACGCGGAGATCGTCCTTTTCATGGCGCCCCCCTTAAAAGGTTTTCGATAGATTAGCCAAAAAGCACCCCAGCGCACCCGAATACTCAAGGGACATGCCGTCAACTTTGGCAGCCGTCGTCGAAAGGGTTGGAACCGCTCCGCCGATCCACCTGATAAGCGCCCCTTCGATGGTCGGAAGCGGAGCCGCGCTCGCCCCACCGGTCGCATTTTGAAGGAAATTGACCCTGTAAACCTGCCCCGGCACCATGTTTTCCAGCGTAAGGGTCCATGCGTTGGAGTTGTTCTGGCACACAACAACAACGGTATTGCCCTGTGACCAGTCGATGGTCGCGGCATTGTCTGCAACGGTGATTGGCGGCTGCTCTCTTGCCCCCATGTATCCGGCCACGTTCGCAATAGCGGCGACAAAAGAGGCGGTTGTCAATATGGTGCCCCCGGAGACGAGCCGATAGGCGGCCCCATCATAGGCTATGCCGATGATGGACCCGGCCGCCGGAATGTCGCCGGCCTGAAGGGGCGTCCCGTCATTCCGTTTGATTGGGACAATACCCAGCCCATCGTTAACCGTGGAGGCGCCGGTGTTGGGGTTTGCAGCCGAGAAATAGATCGGCATTCCGAGCACCCGCGCCGTAAGCGCCGGCGTGAGCGCGAACACGTAGGCATTTGCGGCGCCATCATCGAGGGCGTAATTTATCGGAGCGGACCCGTCCTGGTTGGCCCCGTCATGGCGGTGCTGAAAAATGAGATTAAGGAAGGCCGCGTCTACGATCGTACCGAGGACTCCCTGAGAGGGGTCGCCATCCACGAACACGGTTTTTGCCATATCCAATCCTTTCCATTGCCCCGCTTTAGCCCGGGGGATGAAGCGCTAAGAGTCGTAGCCGAAGACCAGCAGGACATCCGCGGGCCTGAGATTGTTTAGAATCGTTTCGAGTTCGGTCGGCTCCCGCCACCAGGTCAGAGGCTCTCCGCAAGCGGACTGGCCGGACCGGAAGCTGTAAATAGGAGTGTTTTCCACCGTGACCAGCCACGCGTTTTGCAAAACGGTTTGAGCCGGCACCCACGAAAGCGCGTCACCCGCAAATGAGCCCCCCGATCGAAAGCGGTTTACAACGAAGTAAACGGCGTCGCCGACGCGCCCCCATCCCGACATAAACGCCCTATAAGGCGTGATCGTTATGGCGTATCCGAGGCTTGCGGCAAGCCTCACAAAATAGGGCTTTTTGATGTCCCCCGGCCGCGCCCGCAGCTTTGCCACGACAGCGGCCTGCCGGGCCTGGAGCGTTGCGCCGGCAGCCGGCGCGATCCCGCAGATGCGCTCCCATGACGGCAGAGTCAGTACGGCCGTATCCGGGAATATTTCCGCCAGAAGACCTTGCGCGGCTGCCTGCGCCGCATCGAGACTCCTTCCGTCGACGGCGATATCGTCAGCAAAGACCCCGCCAAGATTTGTCACCGGAAATAAAGCATTGAGGACGTCGGCGTTACCTGGCATGTTTCGCCCCCTGAGAAACGAAGCGGGAAGCGGGGAGCAAGGAGCAGGAATTAAAAGATCGGAGCACGAAGCAAGGAGCAGGGAGCAAGGAGAAAAACGGCTTTTGCTTCTCAGCTTTCGCCTTCATTCCCGCTTTTCGCTTCTCGCTTCTCGCTTCCATCTTCATTGCCGCTTCTTGCTTCCTGTTTCGTGCTCCAGTTCTAAGTGACATTGATCACCCCGGACCGAATCAGTTGATATGGCGTCGCGGTGACACTCGCCGGGGGCGTGGTTATATCCACGTCGGTCGCGCCGTCCTGCATCGCGATTGCCGTCAACCGCCCAAATGAAAGCGTCTGGCCGGGAGTGAGTGAGTTGATGTAGCTGGTTATGTCCGACTGGGCCTGAGTTTTCTGAGCGGAGGAGGCGCCCGTCACCGTCATCGTGACGTTTTGAGCGACGACGCTTGGCGCCAGGACCCGCAGGTACTGCACATCGGTGGGACAAATGCCTACGATATAATTCCGCACTGTCGTAAGAAGCTCCGGCGTGGGAATCTGCGAGCCGGTGACTTCGGCATCCGCAAGCACCACCAGGTCCACCGTCCCGAGCCCCTGCCCCAGGGGGATACAGACGGCGTCGGCCACGCCGGGCACTAATTCCGCCCAAGTCTCATAGTCATTCTTATTGCCGCCGGCAGGGGGTTCCTGGATATTGTCAAGGAGCCGCGCCAGGAACTGAGAGGCCGTCTCTCCCGCATTCGGAGTCAGGCCGAACACCCAGCCGTGATGGTCGAGCCAGGATTCATCGGCCGTATCCGGAAAGATCTGGTTGGCGATCCACGACTGGAACTTATAAAGACCCCAGAGGGAAGACGAATAGCCCGCGGCCTTCATGAACGCGAGGGTGCCCTTCGATACGTCTACGTTCGGGAAGGTATTCTGAAAATCCGTGAGGATATTATTCAGAATATCATCAAAAGCCATCTGGAACGGGTTTGGAAGCACGTTAGCTCCAATGATGAATGATGAGTGATGGGCAAAGACAATGATGAATGATGAGTGATGAATGATGAATCAACAATTTGCCGCTCCTCGCGTCACACCACCGGCGTATAGACGGAAAAGGTCACCGGCTGGCCGTTGGCCTGAATGACCTGCACATCACAGCGCATCTGCCACACGGGGTCGCTCGGCACAATCTCGCACGTGACATCTATGGCGGTCGCACGTCCCGCGGTTATAAGCCAGGCAAGCGCCGCCTGGCACCATGCCTCGGCCAGGGCAACGGTCTTGGCAGTATTCTTCGAACGCCTGAGCTGATATAGCTTGGAGCCGAAATTTTCATCCTGGAAGAAGCTCCCCAACGGCGTCCAGAGCGACAGGTAGACGTTATTCCCGAGATCCGTCGTTTCATCGAACGTCATCTTCGCCTGAAGCGGCGGACTCGAAATGGCTATGGCGAAATCTACCTGCATACGTCGCTCCGCGACGAGTGGACAGGGAACAGTGAGCAGTGAATAGATAAAAGCATCAGAACCTCATCTCGGCTGGAATGATGAATGATGGAATTTCCATCTTGCCGTTCTCCGTGATCTCTGTGTGCTCCGTGGTGAGTCCGTCCTCATCCGCTCACGACCGGATTGCCGGTGACTTCGCCTCCGGCCGTCACATTGCCGGTCACCGACTGGTTCCCCGTAACGGCGACATCCCCGTTGATCGAAACCTCGGTCGTGCCGCCGTTCATGCCCGTTATCTCCAGCTTGGGGGTCTGCACCTTGACCGATGTGCCCCCAACGACAGTGATATTGCGGTCGCGGCCCAGCAGAATGTAGTCCCCCTCGTCCGTGTAAAGAGCCACCGCGCCCTGAGCTACCGCCAGCCTATAGCGCCGGTCGTCGGTGGCGATCAGGACAATGTGCCCCCCTTCGTTGACCGCTATTCCCTCGGCGCCGGGCTGCGGGATCGAAGTGAAGCCGTAATGCTGGAAGATCTCGCGGTCCGTGATCGTCTCGTTCGCACGCCCCGTCGCCGAAAAGCGCTTGATGACGCCTTCGGCTGCGTTTGTGAGTAAGGTGCGGATCAATTTCATGTTTAACCCCGGAGCAAGGAGCAAGGAGCAGGGAGCAAGGAGAAAAACGGCCGTTGCTTCTCGCCTTTTGCCTTCATTCCTGCTCCTCGCTTCTCGCTTCCCGCTCCCGCTTTTTCAAGCCACCAGGCCCGGAGGGCCGAGCCTGAGCGTGGTATACACACCGTTTCGACTCATCTCGAAAACACGTCCGAAGATCAGATACGTCGCGTCGATCCCGAGCACGTCGTCCGTTACATGGCACAGCTCGTTTACGGTCCAGGCCTTTCCGTTTTGAGTGAGCCGGGATGCCTTATAGGTCAGGGAGTAGCCGTCATGCTTCATTTTCTCCATGATGGCGCGAGCGTGGAGCGCCGGGCTTTGCTGGTCGTTATTGTTCGTTGTGACATACGGTTTGTAGAACGGAAACGAAGCGTCCGTGACGGTTGCCGTCGTGTTTATGGCCGCTGCCGCAATGGAATTTTGCCCCTGCTGCTGCCCCATGACCGTCACTTGGCTGAAGCCTCGCGAGCAGTCGTGACACTCTTCACCCGAGATTACACTATTGTTAGGACCCGGCTTTTTGCATACGAGGTTGAAGGCCGCCGCGCCCTGGGACTTGGGGCGCCCGAACACAAACGTGCCGTTGGGCAAGCTGAAAAACATAAACCCGCGCGATTTGGCGAAATTGGAAAGCACATCGAAGATCGTTTGGCCGGGCTCGACCTGCGCGTATGCCTGCGGAGTGTCCCAGGACGAAAGCGTCGCGGATGATTGCTGAGCTTGCCCCCCCGTCTGCTTGGACGCGAGCAGGCCCTCCTGATAGACTATCTGCGAGCGGTTAATAAAAGGCGTATTGGCCAGGAGCGTCTCGGCCAGGTTCGGGAGGGTTTTCCCCTTTAGGGTCGGAAATGTCGCGCAGCACGAATCGACCAGCAGCCCCATAAGATCGCGCCCTTCGACCTGAAGGCGCACTCCCGATTTATCGTAGCTTCTGGTCACCTTGTCCGTTATGCCCGTCAGCACCAACTCGTTATTGACCATGAGTTTGCATTGGGCGCCTTTAGCGATATTGGTCTCGGGATGCGAGAGTTCAAGGCTGAACGCATGGTCGGCGGTATAAAGATTCGCTTCTACTCTGTAAGAGAGGAGGTTTGTGATCTTTACGCCGTTGATGGTGAAAGTGACGCTATCCATTGTTCCTGTCCCTTGTCACCACTGAGCTATCAGTCCGCCGGAGCCTCCGGCACCCCGAGGTAATTAAGAGAAGAGCGCCAAAAGCCTCCTGCGCCTGAATTGGCGGCTGCGCCGCCTCCAGTACCGCACCCGCCACTTGCTCCTCGCGGCCCATTAAATCCCCCTCCCCGCTCCGCCGCCCATCTGGACTCCAGATACGAGAGAATCCATTGGTTTCTCGTTACATATATCCTATAATTACAATGGTTGCGGCAGTTCCATTCGTATCGTAGTAAAGCGTCTGCGCCGTTGCTATCGAGCACACGAACGGCACCGTAAGGGCCGTGGTTGTGCTGTTATTTGTGATCGTCGTATAATCGCTCGATCTTATCGGACTTATGAGCAAGTTCCCCGATGCGGCCACGGTTGCATAACCCCATACCATCCTTGCCCCTGTGGGAACTGCCGACGATATGTCGACGGCCGTCCAACCGCTCGGAGTCGCATTATTCACCACTGTCCAGGAACCACAGGTGGGATAGACCAGACCGAGCACAGAAGTCGCTGCGGGGTTAGAATAGGGAACATATATCTGATGGAGATTGGTTTGGAATGCCAGTTTAAAGCCGGTCAAGGTAAGCGTGGAACCACCCATATTGCTGTCAATCAGTTCGATGGTATCTGTCGGCCCCGATGAAGTCGCATAGATACCAACCTGCCCCGAGCCGCCTCCATCCATGTAGCCTTCCATCAAGAGGCTCACGTAACCGGAAACCAGCTTGACGCCGTTGAGCGTGGCAGAACCATTATTGCTGGATAATTGGCACGTTCTTAGGTTCACTTTTTGCACGGCGTTTGCCGCCAGCATCTCAATATCAACGCCATAGCCGCTTGCATGAGCGTTGATGCCGATTCCCGCCGTGAGGGGATTGTCCTCACGTCTGATATTTTCAAAGCTGACATTACCAGCATTCCCCGCTGTGCTGCCTGTCTGCTGGATATATTGGAACCCTGCGTTCCCACCAATCCACGCTTGCATGCCGGTAAACGAAAGAGTGCCAAACCCGCCGCCGGTGGAGGTGGAAAGAACAGTAATCAGAGGATTGTTGTTGGTGGCTGAATACAAATCTAGGCCGTGGAAGCTGAAATGGTCTACACCATCCCCCACGGCTGTAGTTGCGGGACCAAGTGCAAGCGGCATGTCGGAAATGCTCACTAGGTTGTAGAACTGAGACTCGGAATGACCCCGGAGCAGAAATCCCGTACCCCCGACATACGGATTGTAGGCCTCCACATCCCGGATTACGCAGTTCTGCATCCCGACAACTTCCATTCCCACTACGCCCGTCGCCCCGCTGCCCTGTACGGTAAATCCCTGAATCGTCGCGCTAAATAGATAGGCGGAATATCCCGAGATCGGATACGTCCCGCCGAAATGGAGAATGTCACCAGATGCACTTCCGGTATAGATTATGCGACTCGAACCGATTCCCGCACCGATCATACTGAAACCTGCGGGGGGAATGATCTGGTTCGGCAGCCTTGAAACATAGCTGGTCCCCGCCGGGATAGAAACGGCCTTTACCGACCCGGCATTAACCACTGCTATTAGGGCATTCCACGCTGCCGTATCATCAATTCCACTCGTGAACTCCGCCCCAAACCATCTCGGATCGGCAGTTACAGGCGTTCCAAAGCTGACCAACCCGGTGCCCGTTTGGACAAAACAACCCAAAGAACCCTGAAATGGGCCGTTGATGGCCAGGTTGTAATTGCCGAGAACGATCTGGCCGGTATATCTAAGATCCAGACCGGCCGTCATGGTCAGATTGCCCGTGAGCATAATCGAGTTGGTCACCACAACCGTCCCGGCGAAATTAGCTGCCGCTACGAGTTGGGCCGCCGTCTGGACGGTTTGCACTGTAGATCCTATGGTTTCGGAACCCGCCGAAAAGTTTCCGGGAATAGAAGCGTTGCCGCTTGAATCACGGCCGACATAGCCCCCGTTTTGGTCCTTGTTCGCAATATTTTCGGCGGTAAAGCCAAGAGCAGGCTGCGCACCCAGGTCCGACAGCATGGCCGCAAAGTTAGGCGCGGCGAGAAAGGTTCGTACGTTGGCGGAAGGGGTAATGCCGGCAAAGATAGTGAGATTGGGGCTGTACGGCTGCACATTTGTGCCGATCTCGTGGGCGCCCACCCACTGGTCGATCAGCTCGAAATTGTTGTCGTATATTTGGTCCCAGGACGGCGTCTCTCCGTTTGCGCCCCAGTTATGCCAGGGCAGCCCGAGGCCGAGGTTGGGCGTTGCCGGCAGCGTTGTCGCGTAAGAATTCACCACGGAGAACACTGAGAGCACAGAGAAAAAAAACGAAGCAAGAAGCAAGGAGCGAGAAGCGAGGAGAAAAACGATTTTATTCCTGCTCCTTGCTCCCTGCTCCCTGCTTCGAGTATCTATTCGCTCAATCACCGAAACCTCCTTCTCCCATAGGCTGCGATCCCAGCCCGGCCGGGACCGCAGTAGTGCTTTGCGGCGCGGGCGTGTAAGCATTTGCGATGGTAACGCCGGGCGCCTGGTAGACGTAAACCGGGCCGCTTACCGCGTTGGGGTTCTGCATTATGCCCCGGTTTATCGCCCAGAGCTGCTCGGCCGCATTGTAAGGAAGCCCGACCATGAGGCAGATAAGATGCAGGGGCATCGGGTTCGGGATGGCCACTTCGACCACGGTCTCCCGCGCCAGCATCTCGCTTTCGACCTGCGTCTGGAGAGCCAGCGCCGCCTGCTTCAGGCCGCTCATCGTGGACCCGGCGCCCTCGATGCCGGATGCGACGCTGCTCGGCGGCACATCGTTTGCCCTCATAAAGTCGATTGCGCCCTGGATCTGCGTTCGAACGTCGGAAAGGGTCTGCTCCAGGTCGCCTACCGTCATGAGGGGCGTAGAGGCCGTATCGGGATAAATGTAGCGCCCCAGCGCGTCGAAGCTGTTTTGCGCCTGGCTTTGCTCCACGGTGGTCCAGTTGGCCTGGTCGTTGGCGTAGACCTGGGCGAGGGCCAGGGCGCAGGCCGACGCCGCCTGGGCATTGATTATCTTCGGGAGCGTCACCGTGCTCACGCGGATCGCGGCCGGGGCGGCAGTGCCGCCTGCCAGGTTGCCGGCTTGCGAAATCGCCGCCGGCAGGGCGGAGAAATCGCTTGCAAGGGTCGATGTAAAAGACGTCGGCTGTGAGGTGAGAGGCTGGCGCAAAATCATGTATCTTTCGCAGGCTTTTGCCGCCGCCTGGACGGCCAGGCCCGGCAGCGTTCGCGGAAACTGAATGGCCGCCAGGACCGAGTTCGCAGGGTTCGTGACGCCCGGCAGGACGGCGTTAAGGGCTGTTACGCCGGACGATACGGCCTCGACAAAGGAGAGGGCGTTCATACTGAGGCCGCTGAACTGGCCGGGGATCGCGGCCGCGGTATTGATCGCGAAAGATACGACCGTGGATGCTTCGGCGCCCAGGACTGCGGTGGCCTCGGCCCCGAACGCGGCGATGCTTTCCAGGATGGATGTCGAAAACGCATCCTCGCAATCGGACAGCACGTCCTGGGCCGGATAGTTTTGCATGACCTGCGTGGGGCCGCGCAGATTTTCAACGAAATATATTTCCACTTCGGCGGTGCGCTGCCGCTCGTCCTGAGTCACCGACACCGCGTCGATGCACCCCATGATCGGCCCGTACTCGGGATGCACCAACTCAAACAGGGTCTGGTTCGCCAGGCTGTTTAGGAGATCGATGTGGAGATTGTATGGGGTCAGGCTGTTCGGAGCGTCCCAAAAGTAGCACCGAATGTGCACGACCCGCGCCCTCTGCCCCATATCCTCCAGCTCGGCTCCGTCCTTGTACGGAAACTCATAGCGCGCGATGGCTTTCGAAAAGCCGTCGTGAATGGTCTCGATCGCCAGCGGAATGCCGTTTAATGATGCAGGATACAAATCAGGCATTTAAACCCCTAACGATGAATGCGGAATGATGGGAGAAGAATGATGAATGATGAGTGATGAATGATGAAAAAGCGTGGAGCATGGAGCAAGGAGCAGGAAGCAAGAGGGACCGTGATTCCCGTCCACCGCTCGCCGTTCACTGTTCGCCCAGGCTCTGTTTTGATTCATCATTCATCTTTCCGCATTCATCATTGTCCGTTCATCATTCATCATTCAAAAAAGTCGCCCCTCTTCAGATTAATCCTGGCCGTAGTGTCCGGATCGTTTGATGAACTCGTAACGCGTCCATTCTGGTCGACGCGAATGTTGAGCGTGATTTCGTTTTTAGGCTTTTTACCGAGCAATTCCTCGACCCGCGCGATATGGCCCTCCAGCGCCGTATCGGTAACGTGCAGATTCCGACCGGCGATGTCGTCCGCCATTGCGTGGGAGATCTGTGTCAGTGCCTGCGCGCCGGCGCCTTTCCCGGCCAAAGATTGGCCCGATTGCGGCGGCATGGCCTC